GATTCAAACTTTTCTGCCTCTATACCTGATGTAAAATCAGTTGCACCAAACGTAAATGAATCTATAGATTTTAAAAGAGAATTAAATGGCTTTTCACCTAACGCTGTTCTAAATAAAGATTCACCTGCTATAAAAGCAGCCTCTGGTATTATACCATATTTAGTAATAGCACGTAATACATTTTTACCTCCACTTAAAAGTTTTGCTGCGTCTTGTGCTTGATCTACTGTTTTAAGTTTTCCCTCGTTAAAATTTTTTATACCACTTTCAAAACATTGATTTAACCCTGGTGTTCCAGTTTGATATCCTATTCTACCACCATCTTTTTTTCCTTTTTTACCAAAAGTTACAGAACAACTACCATCACCAAACGATGCTATTATATTTTGAATACTTTTTAATTCAGATGGTTTTATTTGTGTAAAAGTTTGTTGTGTGCTTACACCTGCTATCTTAAATAGTTCAGGATTTTTTTTCGCGTAGTCTTGAAAGTTTTTATTTAAAAATTGTAAGTTTTCTAAAGACTTTGCTATTTCATTTTTCATGTCTAATTTTTGAAACTCTTTTACGCCATATTTAAAATTAGTCGCATCATCACTAATCTTACCAATATTAAGTTTTAGATCTCTTGCTATTTTTTCTACAGCTTTCTTTTTATTTAAATTATTACCTTGTACAGCTTTTTCATACTGCAAAGATAATGAATCTTTAAAACCATTATTGAGATCAGCTTCTAAAACATTTACTCTAGTTAATTGATCTGTAGTTGCATTAAATAATTTATTTAAACTAGATTTAGATAAAGGGTGATCTAACTCAAAATTTATGTTTGGATATTTTTTATTAATAGCATCTCTTAATTGTCTATATTCATTTAAATTTTTCTTAATAGCTAAAAATTTTTTAGGATTATAGGTTGGGTTTGGATTTTTTTTAGTTGGTGCACGACCAAACGCATCAAAAAATAATTCATCTATTTTGTTTCTTTCATATTTAATTAATTTTGATTTCCATAATTTGTTTAAAGCATTATCAGAAAATTTTGAATCGTTGGGTATCCAATCTAATTTATCTTTTGTTTCTTTACCTATTGCACGACTAGCTTCTACTATTCTTTTCTTATAAATATTTGTTTGCAAACGTTCTGCTTGATTTTTCAATGTTGCCATTGAAATATTATTTGCTTTTGCAAAAGCTTTTGGATCAAAAAATTCATTTTGATTTGTTGCTTCAATTAATTTTATCTGAATACCTTGTTCTTTTGGAATTCTTTTTTTAACTCTAGATCTGCTTCTTGATTCTTTTTCAGGTAAAGCAGAACCAAAATCTCCTAATTCTCTAAATATTTTTTTCCTAGTATTTGCAAATTTTTCTCCTCTTAGAGCATCGTAGTTTTTATAGCCCAACGCTTTTGCTGCTGCATCTAGGTTGTCTTTACCAAATTTATCTTGAGCTATTTTTAATCTTCTTTGATACTCGGCTTCACCACCTTTATTAACAAAACCTTTTTTCTTAAACCCAATCCGTCCACCACCTGCTTTTTCTGTTCTTGGGTTAGCTCTCATAAATCTATTGATAGCCTCTATTGTTTCAACATCTTGTCTAACTGGTGGTTGAGTAATTTTATCAGCAAATGTAACATCAGGAAGATCTGGCTTTTCTTTTTTAGCCCGAGTCAGATACTTCATCATCTGTGCGTACTTTAACGGGTTCATTACTCTCCTAACATTCTAGCGATACCGCCTGATGCAAAATCTGCTTCATCGGGTAGATCTCCAAATTGTTCAAAATCACCTTGTCTTCTAACAACTTCTTCTGCTTCAGCTTCTCCACCTTCTGATATAGCTTTGGCTTTGTCTTTTCTTTTTTTGGACTGTACGAATTCTTTTAATGTTGGTTTTTTACCAGTTGCATACTCTTTTAATTTTGAAACATCAGATGTTAAGTCACTGATACTTGTACCACCTGCTTCATCTATTTCTATATCATAATCATCAGGACCTGTTTGTCTGCCAACTGGACCTGACTCTGCTGTCGTGAACTCAGCTGCAGGATTCGGGTCGCCTTCATCAGGTAATGGTTTTTTATATTGTAATTGAACTGGATCTTCATACATATTGTCTACACTTTCATACTCAACTCTTACAGCACCATCGTCCACGTCTTCTGTAACTCGGACCACGGAACCATCATCAAGTGTTTTTTGGTGAACCGCTTGTCTGTCTGCTGTTGCAAATTTTTTAGTAACGTCATCACCTTCGATGATAACTTTGTTAACTAATGCATCAAACCATTCTGGTTTGCCAGCGACGTTATCTGTTTTAATAATTGGCACGCTCTTAATACCTTTTGCAGTCTTAAGAGGTTTTAAAAATTTACCAACAATAGGTATTGCTGCAAGACCACCTAATATTTTTAAGAAACTTCTTCTGCTCATGCCACCTTTATCAAACCCTGCACGTCCACCTTGTGCCATGTCTTCTGGTTCTGGTTTGTTTTTAAATCTACTGTCGTCTAATCCGTCAAGTGCTTCACCATAAAGATCCATCTGTTGTTTTTGATCTAAATCATAAAAGTCTTTACCAAATCTTTTTTCTGCTAAATCATCTGCAACCAGTTGTGCATCATATTTTCTATCTCCTGCAAATCCTGGTGAAGCATTGTCGATTGCATCTTCAACCATTTTTCTATTTTTTATTCTTTGAACAGCTTCTTTGTTATTTTTTTCCATATCAGCTAATACTTCTGCTTCTCGTTCTTTGATAGTTTTAGGACGAGGAGTGTTAACTAAATCTGAATATGGATTGTCTTTTTTCATTAACTCTTCTTTTATAGCTTGTGATAATTCTTTATTTTCTTGTATCTGTCTACCACCCATAATACCTTTTGATGTATCAATGACGTTGCCTTCCATATCAACAACCTTGTTCATGTCTTTAAATCTTTGAACTGCTTCTTGTTGGATTTTTAATTTTTCTAAATTATCTGGCTGTCTACCTGTAGCTTTAACAAAACCTTTTGTTAACTGCTCTACCATTTCCATTATAGCCATGCCGAATCTAATCATTAGTAATAATTCCTTTTACGTTGATCGACTTTTTCGTCGATATAATCTTCAGGGTGTCCGATCAGACCGCCCTGTCTGAATCGCATGATTGCTTGTGTTGTACTATCAACCAAGTCGTCATGATCACCATAAGGAAACGCAGCACATTCTTCAATGACGTCGTCTGCGAATTTCTGCTCAGGCGCCCATATCATACCAGATTCAAACAAAGGTGCAACAGCATTTACACGTGCATGCTTATCATTTCCTTTTGACGGATTGAAGTTGACAACGGGTATATCCATTTGCCTAAGCTCGTAAGTTAAGGGTAGGCCAGATGCTTTTGCTTCAATAATCACTGTTTCAGGCATCCAATATTTATATTGATCCAGGGCCAAGCGCCTTAGTTCAGGGAACTCGTACCGTCCTTTGATTGCATCTAGCAATATAAGATTGGCTCCTTCATCCTCACTTGGAAAGAATACTCCCCAAGTGGTGATTGCACTATAATCAGCTGTCTCCTTTTTTAAAAATGCGGTATCGTAAGATTGTATAACATGATCTAGTTGTGGAATGTTTTCTCCCTTGTACGTTCGCCACCACTCACGTTTAAGTATTGCTCCTTCTTCTGCTGTCGGGTTTTGCATCCACTGTGCATTCCATTTACCCGTGGGCAGTGTTGCTTGAACCTTTTCTAATTCATCTAACTTCCAATACTCTGGCCATACAGGTTTAGCTTTGCTTGATCCTTGGTCCAAGATCGCTGGAAATTCGACCACGTGCCATTGATCAGCTTTCGCTTCTTTTTGATTCTGTATCAACTTACCTGTCAGATCTTTGTTAGACCATCTAGTCATTACTAAAATAATTTTACCACCTGGCTGTAAACGCTGACGTGGACCTGATGTGTACCACTCGTACGCTGATTCAAGAGCAGTAGGGCTCAGTGCATCTTGCTCTGAATGTGGATCATCTATAATTAATAAATCTGCACCCCGTCCAGTGATCGCACCACCAACACCGGCAGCGAAGTATTCACCACCTTGAGCAGTCTCCCAACGTCCGGCTGCCTTTGAATCTTCTTGTAGTGTCGTTTTAAAAATTTTAGAATAATCTTCACTATCAATTAAATTTTTTGCTTTACGACCAAACCTTACTGCGAGCTCACCCGTGTGCGTAGCTTGAATGATCTTTAACCGTGGCTCACGGCCCACCATCCATGCTGGTAACAAGTAAGATGCAAACTCTGACTTCGTGTGTCTTGGTGGCATGTTTACAATTAGTCTAGTAATTTCTCCTGTTGCAAGTTTATTAAATTTATCTGCTATGTGTCTATGGTGGGAGCCTTCAATGAAATCGGGCCACATACATTTGACAAAAGATAGGAAGTCTTCTTTGGCTTTGTTTTGTATCTTTTTTTCAGCATGCATTACTTGCAGCTGTTTAAATTTTCTACGAACGTCTGCAGGTAGTTTACTTATGTCTATATTATTTAAATTCATTTAAAATTTTTTAAAAAATTTTTTGCACTATGTTTAAAGTGTTCAACATGTTTTTACCAGCTAAAGCTGTGTAAATCAAGCAATACAACCTAGAGTAGTGGGACCCCTTTTTGTAAAAAGGGGGGATAGGGTCTAAGTTATTTTCGATATTTGGATTTGGTTCGGGACCCCTGGCCCGTTAGGGCCAGGGGTGAGAGAGTTAGTCTAGTAATGTCATGTATGCTTTAGCATTCAATCTACTAAACTTGTCTAGTCCAACTTGGACTAAATTACTATTACCTAAGTACTCGTCCTGTTTTATCTGGTCGTACAATTCTGCCTCATCTTTTGTTAGCATTTCTGATTGACCAGAATAAGGATTAGTTCTTTGTATATTTCTTTCTGTCATGTCCTTGAACATATAGGATAAATCAAGCATTGTCAACCTCTTTTATTTCTGTTGTTATCCAACCATATTGATTTTGTTTTTTTACAGGGTCCTCGATTGGTGTTTCAAGACACTCGGTTCTTGGGTGTAACTGCACAAACTCATCGATATGTTTTGTAATAAAATCATGCAAACAAGTCTGATCACAGAAATATTTATAAGGTGTGTAATAGTTTTCATAATGAGGATTGTAAGGTATCTTACGAGTTCTTAAAACTTTAGAGCCTTTGACACCACGAACTCTTGT